GTGTGGGTCCGAGTGCGACGGCAATCATACGCCCTGAGTTTGATCCCGTAGCGTTAGTGTGCCGAATGACAGCCGGGTTAGTTGGCAACTGTTCGTACAGTACCAAATCACCCGCTGCGCATGACGCAGTGCCGGGGAGATAGATAAACTCAGCTTCACCGAGCAGCTCGTCAACGAACTTTGCAATAGTACCAATTTGATTGACAATATTAGGGTCCGCGACACCGTTAGGTGGTGAAATACCTAGTGGTGAGTTAGCACTTGTTTTCCAAGCCATAGTATTACTCCTGTATTTAAAAGACGGAAAGAATGTAAGGCACTTTAAAGTACCTTACATTTTTGTTGTTACGGACGCAATACGGCTTGCATTTGGCCTGCGGCAAGTGTCATGTTTCCTGCCCAACCAATCAACGATACCATTGCATCTTGGTTTGTGCTGAAACGTTGTTTCTCGCCCAAAGCAGTATAACGGCGTTTCGGATGGTGGCGCAAGTATATGTAATCCGTGTTAAGGAAATACATGCGGTTTGCGGGTGCACCGCCACCAATACCGCCATCAAAGACAACATCAGCAGATTGATACTTAAGGCTCTCAAAGCCTGCTTGCGCCATCTTTTCGGACGTAAACCGTTGTTGGGGTTGCAATGCTTCCCAGTACAAACGATAGTAGTTGTTGTCCGTAAGGATCAAATCTGGCTTTTCATTGCCGCGAACAGTAGTCAACCAAACACGGGCCATGTATGACAAAATGTTTGCGACCGATGTTGTAGAACCAAAGTCAGTAGTACCCGAGAACGATTGATTGCGCCAGAAAGGCCAGCTTGCCCGGTTAATGTTACCGACGGTTCCCGCGTTAGCGGTATCTGCAACCAACAAAGCCAAACCACCGATAGAGCGACCACCCGAAGCTGTACCGTCACCGTACATCGCAATACCCATTTGGTTTTGCATGGTACGCTCAGCGTTAGAGATACGGCTCTCCAACAAATCAATAAACTGACTTTCACCACTGTTTTGAAGTTGTTCAAGGCCGGAAATAGATACCGCAACCGCCGCTTGTTTCCAATCGAACTCGGCGGCTGAGAACACTTCTTGAGGTGAAATATTCAGACTGTCGTATCCTGAATACCAACCAAAAGTACCGTTCTCTGCAAACTCAAGTTCTTGAATGATACGTCGACCGCCATCTGCGGGTTTCGCTTTACCTTTACGCTCTAGGCGATCAAGCAGAGCATGGGATTTTGAAACGTTGTCGGCAAGTACTTTACTACGGTTTTCAATCGTAGTTGCCACAATTTCTGAAAGATTAGGTACTGCCACTGCAAGTACTCCTTGATTATGGGTTACATATTGGACGCAACGGCCATCGCTTTGCGAATATCGTCACGTAGGTTTCCATTACTGACGTCCGTCGATTGTGCGGTAGCAGATGGTACACCGACTGGTACACTAGAACCAGCATTACGCGCTTTTGCAACTTTTTCTTGTTGTTGACGCATACGTTCGGCCTCGTTAGCAACGCTTTGAGCTTTTTGCATTTCGGCACGTACGTTTGCGTTACTCCAACAAGCGCGGTCATAGGCTTCTTGAAGTACTTGAGCACGAGGTATATTAGGTTTTTGTTGCATCACCATTTGGATATGGCCAAGTATGTCGTCGCCTAGTTTTTCAGCGTAAGGACGTAACAGGTTACCGTCTGCGCTCTTTTCTTCAAAAAATGAAACGATTTCGTTGACTACGCCATTGTGTGCAACAGCCTGTTGCTGACTGCTAAACCCATTTATTTGACTTTCAAGCCGCGTAATTTGCTGCTTTAAAGCATTTACTTCTGGGTCGCCGGGGTCGCTACCAAACACTACATCTTCGAGGTCAATGTTGTTTTGCTGCGCAAAGTATTGTATAAACCCTGCGGGATCACGTGTTGCGTAATCCGAGAGTGCGAACAACTGGGTAACGGCTTGCGCTTCCGTTACACCGTTCAGCGCCCACGCATCGCGGCGTGGTGCTATCAGTCGTTCTATTTGTTCATATCCGTACAGATTTCGCTGACGGGTATTTATCTCGTCCATAGTACGCGCAAGTTGTGTTTGCGTTTCCGCCGGGAGCGAGTTAAAAACTTGTGGATCAATCCCCGGCGGTGCCGCAACTGGAGGGGCTGTCGCACCGCCGGGGTTGTTTGCGCTCACATCAATGGTAGGATCGGAACCAATGACGGGTGCAAAAGTTCCATCAGGGTTGCGCGCGGGCTTTCCGTCTTGCGTTGCCGATGATGGTGTACTTGTTTCGCCTTTTAAAGCGCTTGATATTTGGTCGCGCAACGTGTTCGGTTTTGGCGCTATTTCCTGTTTATCGGCAACTGTGCTTGGATTTTGACTTTGCGGAGTAACGGGCTTCGCACTATCTAGCGGCAAGCCCGTCGCGACACTCTGATCGAGAGAGCCATCAACAACGTCGCTTAAAATATCTAAATCCATCTCACTATTCCCCGAAGTCCGCTGTATTCTCAGTTAACTGCGCCTGTTGCGCTACTACATGCTCTTGATATTGCCTTTCTGGCATTTTGGCAACCTTGTCTAGGTGGCTTTTTAGGAAACGTGCAGTTTCTTCATTTGTACTAACTTTGCTACTTGATGGGCGTTGCGGCATTTCATTACCTACTTCGATAACGCCATGTATGCGCATATGTTCCCTATGTTGTGAACGTGTAGTTATGCGAGAGTTATCCAACGGTGACGTATATTCTCCAATATCCCGCATAATAATGGGTGCTGCAACTTCAGTTGAGAAACCTGAAAACCCGGATAGATCGCCACCAAACTCAGGCCGAACGTAGTTTCGACCGTCGGCACCTTTATACGTATAGCATGCAGCTACAAAATGCTCAAAGCCCCGTACTTGAACGTACTTTTTTCGTCCTTGATACCCCGACGGATACTCGTTAAGATTGTTCATCATTTTCAATACTTTCGTTTTCGGCTGCAATGGCGTTTGCAGCAGCTTCTTCCCGCGCGCGTTCATCTTCACGGTTCATTCTGTCGTTTTCTTGTTGGTACTCGAAAATGTCCATTTGTGCCGAATGTTCCGCTTTACTTTTTTCAAGCTGCATTGCCTGTACATTTACGTCGGCATCACTCATTTTTAGTTCAAGTTCGCGCGCTTTAAGCTGTAGTTCTTGTTCTTTGACGGCTACTTCTCTATCTCGAAGCTGTAGCTCTGCCAAGGCTTCGTTATGTCTATTTTGTTCTTTTTGTTGGTCCATTTGTGCTTGAGTACTGATTTTTGCTTGCTCAGTTTGCGCTCTGATCTGGGCAACGGCTTGCGCAGATTGCGCTTGCGCCTCGCCTCCCTTATCGCCTTGTTGCGGTTGTTGCCCTCTTGTCTCAAGTACTTGTTGGACTTTTTCAAATTCTTCCTCGATTGGTCTAGAGGCCGAAAACGTGCGTACCGTAAACATGAGCATGGCCGCAAGTAGTGGGCCCAACTCGGGTGTTGCTGTCATAGCAGGTACCGCCTGTTGTAAAAACGCACCCGCTGCACCTAAGAAGTCCATGCGATCTTTACGCTGCGCTTCCTCGTCAGCCATAATAGTACTATCTGTTTCGATGTCTATGGTGGCAACACGTTTAGCTTCAACACGTATCATTTGCAATGCAGCTTGCACGTTTTGCATTTGTGTTAGTGCTTGTGGGTTAGCTTGTACTTGCTCGGCTGTAGGCATGTCTACACCTGAAAACATTGCAACTGTTGCAGGTTCACAATGTTCTGATATAACTTCACCGACAATTGCGATGACATCACGTGCAAAACGTTGTACTTCTTTTTGCATTTTGCGCACGCGCGCACCTGCCCAATTGGCTTTTAAATTTTGCGCGCCTAGTGTTTCAGAGGCTTTAGATACACCACGCACAATATCAGAAAAGCCAGTAACTTCGTATATTTCATTTTTACACACTTCTCTCGCTTGTTGCAACTGTACTAGTGTTTGGATAATTTGATCTAACGGTAACCACTCAACATTACCTTTAATGCCGCCAGCCTGAGCAAATGCCGCCCAACTGTCAATAGGTATCATTCTGTTACCCGATGCAGGATTAAGTAAGTCGGACAACTTTTGCTGCGACCCGTCAAACACACCGACTACGCGCAACGCCTCACCTAACAATCTAATGCGCTTAGTCAGTACGTTTAATGTATCCGCTTGAGTTTTGTATTGCGAATAAAGAGCGCGCGGTACAAAACTACGTGTGTTAGCTATGGCCCGCAAAGGCCTAGGACACGGAAAAAAGTTCTTGAGCTTTAAAGGGTCTTCTTTTTTGTCTAGCAGGTCTGACGGATAACTTTCGCAATACCAGTACGCTGACTTACTTGTTTTACACCAAATCTCCCAAATTTCTGCCGTATCGGAACCAACATCTGCATCTCGTTTGGTAGTTTCTCGTGTCAAATAACTTAAGCCACGAGCTTTTTCTGCACCAAAACGTTTGGTAGCTTTCTCCTTATTCATGTACGTGCGTTTTGCCACCCACGGAACAGTTTTCCAATTACGTGACGTGCCGCAAACCCAATCTTGCCAATAAATGTAGTCGATTTTAACCATCTCATCTAGCATTTTAGACGAGACATTGCCTTTTTCATCTTTAGTATCTTCAATATTGGGTTCATAGCGTACCCAAGCAACACCAATACCGGGGAGTAAGTAGTCTTCGACTACGCTCTCCATAACTTCATCAATATCTTCTTCTTCTATGACGTACTCAATACTACCCTCTAACAGTCTTGCCATCATTTTAGATTGAGGATTATTTGCGTCTCGGTTTCGCATCTTAATACGCACTGTAGGACGCTGCGCATACAAGTTTGGTCTAATTGTTTCCGTTGACGAATACAAAATATTGTACCTATCCTTAGATACTACCTCATTACCGTCGGACTTTTGCATGCGGTACGCATCTATAACAGTGTCGCCCGCGTCCCAGAACGTTTGAAAACGGCGTTTAGCCTTAGTTATTTCTTCCGACCAGTACGCACGCTCACCTGTTTGCTTTTCAGGGTCTTTAGCCGTTTTATCTTCGTACATTAGTCGTCATCCTGTTCATTGGCTTCCCAAAAGTCGTTCAAAGTCGCATTTTGGACTAGCTTTATATTGTTTGTCGGTGGTGGCAATGCCTTAGGGCGTCTCCAAGGGCGGCTCATTAGGCCGTATCTAAGGGTATCTGGTGCATGATCCTCGCCGTCGGTATCGCAATCCTCCGGGGTTTTCAAGTCATGCTGAAGCGCCGGGAGTGTTCTTATCGTATGCACGCACGTTTTGAAAAAGAACACCATTGGCGTACCGACACCATAGTTAATATCTATATCACCGTCTATACCGCACAAACGATCACGTACGATATCCCACCCACCTATACGGTTATTGTCGGCGGGCCTAAAACGTACTTTTTCTTCAGCCATACGCTCCGCGTGACTGGGACCACTGTGTTTACTAAACGCACTGGGGTCGAGAACACCATACGTTATGTTTTCATCTTTTTCGTATTTTGCTATGCTTTGCGCTACTCGCGTTGCGGGCCATCTTAAACCTACATTTGGTGTACCGTTCCATCCGTAAAACTCTCTGTACACAATTACTGCGCCTGACGGAATATATATTCCGTTTGGTATTTGATAACCTTCAGTACATGTTGCAAACCATAATACACAAAATGGTGTTGCACTGCCCCAATCCATAGAGCGAAAACGTAACCAATGACTAGGTATCTTAAATGGTTCTAGTACGTGCTTTTCGACGCTGAACTCAGGGTAGTATGCGCCTGTAATAACGGACCAGTCACCCTCTAACCATGCACGTACGAGTTCCGGACTACCAATTTCGCGCAATCGTGCAATGTATCCGGGATCGTTGTCCAACAACTTTTTGTTGTCATACACGCGCGACGGAATGAACATTTTAGTTGTTACATAGTTGTCTTCGTCAGTATTTGTAATCAACTCCATGCCTTTAGGCGCGGGATCGACAAAGTACGACTTAACAGCATGATGACCGACACCGCCCGGGTTTGCAGAGCATCGAATACGTTTATTTTCTACCCCGGACGCCGAACGCAAACAGGCTTTAAGTTTTTTGTACGATTTTAAATTAGGCCAGTTTGTTAACTCGTCCCAGCCAATCCAAGTGTATTGGTGACCTTGATACTTGTCACAATCACTTTCGTTTTCAACGTGACGCATTTTAAGCGTAGCGCCCGACGGAAACACAAACGTTTTGTCAGCTACTTTAAATGTAGCACCGTACAGTGTGTATATCTCTTTTGCGCGTGTAATCAGTTCTTCTAGCTCTGGATACGAGCGCCGAAAGATAATACCGCGCCACTTATCGCCTAAGTCAATGTCCTGCAAAAAGTCACCTAGCAGAAAGTCAGACTTACCGCCACCACGCGCGCCGCCAAACATAATTTCATCGGCAAATTGCGCTGCGATAGCAAGTGACTGTGGCCCCGGCTGCGGCTCCCAAGCATTCATAACTCAATACCTTTAAAGGCATCTTCTACCGATGTATGCTCCACATCTATGACTTCAGTACTGTCATGCTCTAGTGCAGGAGCGTCAACAGTAGCGCGTTTCATAGTCAACCACTCATCGTATGTTTTAGCACGTGGCATTATATTAGCCACATTTACATGTACGTTTATGCCACTACCACCTTCGCCATCTTTGGCAAACTCAGGTACTTTGGCTTTTAGCAACGTTTGCAACAAACCGTCAGAGTACACTTTATCATAGCCGACTACCTCACCTTTAAAATATACTGCTTTATCAACACCACGTGTGGCGCGCTCAATTGCAGCACTGACTAATCCTTGCGTTCCGACGCGCTCGGCCTCAGTCAACCGATCATTGACGATCTTGTCATCTTTACGCCATTGATTGATAAATATCAGCGACACACCGACGGCCTTAGCGGCTGCCAGCACATCGCCGCAATTATTTTGAAGTTGATGCTCGATAAGTTCTAATGTGGTTTCACTGCGCATAAAAAAGCCCTTACGCCCGTGAATATGAGCGTAAGGGCCACGTTGTCAACCGGGCTTAGCTAGAAACCCGAGAATCCTTGCCAGTTGCAATATACACCCCCCGTTACGCTCGCCGTTGCGGTTCCCATCTCTAAAGGAGTATTGGTGCTTAACCGCAACGGCGTGTTAAACTTAATGTCTATTACTTGTAGAATACCTACAGTCGGTATGCGAATGCGCCAGATAACTGTACCGCCCACACCATCGCGTAGTTCTAAATCCGTGGCCGCACCCAACGCATCGGAATAGCACTGACCACCCATTACGTGTATGGCTCTACCTGATACGGCTGGAAACACTGTGACGCCCGTTGTTGAGTTAGTAATGCCGCCTACTGGCGGCGAGTATCTAAGCCATCTCTCAGTGGTACCGGGGAGTACTACCACGCCTAGGGATTGTTTTATGTTTCCTGTTGATTGTTCGGTATATGTTCCAACGTTTCCGACGTTTTGGGCTTTTGCAGTTGTCGGGATCGTTAGTAGCGATACACCTAATAGTAGCATAAGGGCTAACCAAACTAAGGCTAGTTTTTTGAGACCTATCATAGAAATACCCCTTTCTGTTGTTGGGTTTTGATGTGCTATTTTAGGCCGGGGGCTAGGTCAAGAGAATATTTGTCGCATAGGCATAAGTGTATAAACATAAGTGTATAAACATAAGTGTATAAACATAAGTGTACAGATTGTACGTAATGAAAACTGAAAAAATTATATGGGTGGTCGAACATAAGTGTACAAATTGTACATAATGAAAATTGAAAAATTTTATATAGATGTTTGAACATAAGTGTACAGATTGTACATAATGAAAACTGAAAAATTTTGGTGCGTGCGTGTCTGTAACAATTACCCCCTCCCCCTGCCCGCGAAGTACGTGGCATACCCTACGTATGTTTATAAGCGTACAAACATAAGTGTATAAACATAAGTGTATAAATATAAGTGTACAAACATAAGTGTATAAATGAGTATAAGTGTACAAACATAAGTGTATAAATATAAGTGTATAAATATAAGTGTATAAATATAGGTATAAGTGTATAAATATAAGTGTATATTTTGCGTCGTTTGCCTGTTTTGCGGGTTATACCGCGCCAAACATACGCTTATAGTTTGTTTTGCCATACACTTATCAGGTGTTTATTGGAAAATCGCCGATATTACAACTTTAAACGAGAGTTTAATGATACCAGAAGGTCACGAATAGGATAAACCCCGTATAAAGTTGCTGAGGATCGATTAGCTACCTATATACATATATGTATATATAGTAATAAACCCCTTATATAAATGTAATTAGCCATGCGAGAGACACACACCTACCTACACAAAAGACGCGATTTGGAATTGAGGCAATTTTTGCAATCTATTAAACTCTCGTCTAAAGTTGAACATCTTGTTTTCATTGATATTTTACCCCAATATATGACTGCACAAACAGCTTTACGCTCACAGCTCACCGAGCTAAACTCTCGTTTAAAGTTGAAAATAGTAGGAGAATTAAGCAAATGGCTCATTCATCTTTAGATCAGCGCCCTTGGCTACACGATTGTGGTGTATGGGGTGAGCGGGTGAAAACTGAAAACATTGTACATGCTGATTTGTACGCATGGCATGGCGACACATTTGGAATAGTACTGAGCGCTGGAGGCAGGACTTTGATATCGGCTGACATATACGCAGTTAGAGATGATGCATTAATACCTTATTCAGGCGAGGCAATAGACACGCGCTTTGTAGTACGCTGGACAAAAGATAATAACAATATGTTTAGTCGCGTGCATGGTACACTGCTTAATATGGCTCATGCGGGGTTTGAGGCCATTAAACCGTACGGGTACGTCAAAATGTCCATACATTGCCATTACGTGGTCGCGACCGATGCTAACCCGTGGCCGCGTGGTTGGGTTAACGAGTATGGCGCTAAAGCATGGCGCTAATCACGTACGTGGTGACGTACTGCAAAAAGATGTTGACGCGTACTAACTTTAAAACTAGTATGTTTTCAGTCACAGGAGATAATGACATGACACAATCACTTAAATCAGACCACCGACACGTTATCCAGTATAGCCACACTGAGACACGATGTGGCTCAATCCTTCGCGAGGTATGCGCCATTGGCGTGATCATACTAATCGCACAACTATTTTTCGGTAGGTAGTACAATGTCATTGGTTGATTTTGATCAAATCCCTACAGGCCGTGTCATGATGGTAGCGGCCCCAAGGTTTGAAAAGGACCTTTTCGGCCTTGAGCGGCGATTGGCGTATAAGAGCACCAAGCATTGCTACCGCATAGACATTGTCCGCGACGCATCGGGCGCGCTTGTATGGTGTGGCGAAATAGACGGCAAAAGTTGTGATCAATGGACCGACATACCGACTAAGCTGCAAAAAGTTATCAACCAAGTAATATTGCAACTCAACAGCAAAAATGGAGTATGAACGATGACAGATAGAAACGTGACTTTCACAAAGCGCGGCGACTATTATGAGTATCAGGGCGAATTAGCCGACAAAATGGCTAACGCTCTTAATATTGCCGTCACAAGAGGTAGGGGAAACGGCGAGCCGGATTGTGTTGGCTTCCCCGTGCATTCAAAGGACTCATGGGCTTTGAGTACGCTAGAAGCCTTTGGATATACAGTAACCTTTATCGACTAACGCTATCGTTCCGTGCGCAAATTAACAGTAAAAATGGAGCATGAACAATGCAAGTCATAGAAACTAAGTACCTTGGCGCGAGCAGTGTTCGTGGTTCGCGATACTCGCGTGTCAAGGCAACCCACACTGGTGGCCTCACGTCCGTTACGTTGCCATGGAACGACGAGTTAAAAGGCGACGAAAACCATATGGCCGCGGCTAAGGCCCTCGCTGAAAAGCTGCAATGGTATGGCGAGTATGTTGGCGGGCACACGCTAACTGGTATGGTGTTTGTGCGAGCGCCTACTGGCAATCATCATGATTGCACCTTTAGCACCACCATACCTTGGCTCGACTAACGGATCGACTAGTAGGAATAACTGGAGAACGAAAATGTCAACTACTTACACACAATCCGACTGGGCAAAGGAAGGATTTATGTATCGCTCCCACCAGCTGAACATGAAACGTATGGCGGCCTGCAACCCGTCACAACTTCAACACCTCAAAGACAGCGATCCTTTGAGCGACAACTTCATCGGCGGTCTGGCATCATTTGAAAAAATGCAAGCGGCGCAAAAGCCAATTAACGATCAATATAGAGCCGATTTGAATGTTTTGCGCTCTGAATTTGGTATGGAAAGGATATGAACGATGAATAGCAATTTATCTGAATGGAAGGAACAGGCATGAAAACCTATGCACTAGCAGAAAGTCACCCTCCCTCAGGAACATGTCGCACGTCTGAAACACACTACTTCATAGACGGAAAGCGTGTATCGCATCACGACTATTGCGTGGTATGGAATAAAGCGAAAGACGGCAAAACGGGCGGATACCTCACAAAATAATGGATTAGTAGTCGTTTGGGCTTGGCATACGGACGAATATGGAGATACATGCGAATGCACCAAAACTAACCAAAAGCCTGAGGCTTGGGAGGTATACACACGTACACCCACATGGGAAATACGCGATGAACAAGATTTTCCGACGCTAGAGGCGGCACTGCGCGAGGCGCTGAAAAGGTGTGACGCAACAGGATACTCATTAGACATAGATGGGGCGGTATAATGACAGACTTTTTCTTTGGTTTTATAGTCGGGTGGTTAATCACCAACGCCACATTTACACTTATACTTGTATGGGTTTCACGAAAGTAGAAGGGGGAGGGGTATAATATATGGAACGTACAAATATAGGCCTATTGAGAGAGTGCGCTCGAAATCTAGGTGTCAGCGACCCGTACGATGTAGCGGTGACACGTATGGATTTAGAAAACCTATACAAAGTGGCGCTGAAAAACGAAGCCGCTGCGCGCATAATCGCCGCACGTATTAACAGCAAACTGGCGGGGGCACTAACGCGGGGTTTACCCGACATATTAGGTGACACGCCAATTACGCCACAAATTGACAGCAATAAGGTTAAGGAGCTCGAAGCTCGTTTAGACAACGTTCAGCAAATGCTTGAAAACTATACAGACAAAGTTTACGAGCGCATTGGTAAAATAAATGAGCTTGCACAAAACGCTGTCAAGCACGATGACATATGTAACATACTGTCAACACATACTGAGTCATTGCAAGATACTTTAAAACAGTATGTGTCTGCAAAAGTCATCGAAGCCGTGCGCGCCAATACGCCAATGCACCTAACCATGACACCTGCACCCGACGCACCGAAACAGGATTTAGGGTTAGTACATTACAAAACGCCTCAAATATTGCAAACACTCCAAGCCGGTGTCAATGTGTATTTGCACGGCCCCTCTGGCTCTGGAAAAACAACAGCCGCACAAACGTGTGCAAGCGCAATAGGCGTTGCGTTTTATTTTGCCGCTAAAATTGAAAGCGAGTATCTACTACTAGGTTTCAAGGATGCACGCGGGGATACGGTACGCACTCAGTTTAGAGAGGCATATGAACATGGCGGTGTGTTTTTGTTTGACGAAATAGACGCCTCAAGCCCTGCCGCTGTAGTCGCGATGAACGCTGCATTAGCTAACGGTATATGCCCGTTCCCCGACGGTACTGTGACGCGCCACAAGGACTTTTACTGCATCGCGGCGGGTAATACAAAACTGACTGGTGCAAATAGACAGTACAGTGGGCGTGCGCAGTTAGATGCCACGTCGGTGGATAGATTTGCGTTCATTGAGTTTGGGTACGATGAACAACTGGAGCGCGCTCTGGCGACCGTACCACAATGGGCTTTGCATGTGCAAGAATTACGTAAAATAGTTAAAGAGCGTGCGTTAAACCATTTAATCACACCCCGCGCCACACTCGACGGTTGCAGACTATTGCAAGCGGGCTTTTCATGGGGGGATGTTGAAAACATGGTCTGCTTCAAAGGTCTCGAAGCGGATACGGTCAAAAGCATCAAACAAGGTCTTAAAAAGCCTATTGTGCACCAGATTAGGGGTAGATAATGCGTCAACAGATTAAACCAGAGACGTCAAAATATCGTTTTGACAGTTTGCCCGAATACTCGCAGTGGTTGACAGTCACGCCCAGAACTTGGCGATATGACGATAGCCAAAGAGAAAGAGGCTATCGATGGGATTTGGGTGCAGGGTACGACAAGGCATGCGATCTAGCCCGTTACGGTTGGATAGAGGGTGCGCAAAATATGCAAGACAAACTAAAGGCGTTTACGCCCATGTCGGTTGCACCAGATACGTTAACCGATTTTTACGGCTATAGGCCGCATGTAGCTAGGTATTGTGCAGGCGCGCCCGCCAGCATGATAAGATATGACCGCGAAGGCCGTGACGGTTCGGGCCGCGTTGTTACGTTGCTTGTACCTATTGCAGTTAATCACCTTACGGAAGCTGAATGCTTCAAAAACTTTGGCGTCGGTGTTGTGCAGTACATTAATCAGTTGGAAACTGACGGACTACGCGTCGAAGTACACTCTGGAATTGCTTTGGAGTATAACAGGCATAGAATGACATGCACTGTACAAATCAAATCAGCAGATCAACAGCTAGACTTAGCAGTGCTGGCGTTTGCGATAGGACACCCCGCTATGTTTAGACGGTTGGGTTTTGCCATGATCGAACGTTCGGCATTGCCAGAGACGGGCAGTTATGGCGGGGCTCGTGACATGGAAGTCAGTGACATGCTGGACGCGCCTAACGGCCTAATCGTACTCAATGGCGCTACTAAGTCGAACAGTCTGGCGCGTACACCTGAGGATGCTTTTAAGTACATAGGTGAAAAAATTGAAGACGCGATGGAGCAACAGCAAAAGGAGAAAGAAACATGAAAAGAGCTTTAAAGCAACTACCGACTAAATCTGTGCCTGCCGTTACGTTTGTGTGCAGTCATTGCAATTTCCAAAGTTACGCCACGTATGCGGCTAAGCGACATGCTAAGGTGACAGGACATTGTGTCTCTAAACAGTTTACAGATGAGGTTATAAACGATGCCACAAGCTAAATGCCCCCAGCCTGTATTTAGCGGTATGGATGGATACCTATGCCCTAAATGCGGTATCGCTTGGGACCGCAACGAAGAAAAACCCGCGTGTAACTTTGAGAAGCGCGCACCCACGTTCTTTTACAGAAAGGCAAGATAATGGCAGAAATGACATACTACCTTGATTGCGAGTTTGACGGGCACAACGGGCCGTTACTGAGTATTGCGATGATACCTAAAACCGACGATGAATCTATTTACATACAAACACGCACAATAGCGAAAAACCTTTGGGCTATTGCGAACGTCATACCGTACATGGACGTCGAATTTGCTGACACCAGTATTGTTTGCAACATCGAAGAAGTGGGCGGATACTTGCGAAAATATTTGCAAGGTCTAAAAGGCTTTAAAGTAATTAGCGATAGTATCGTTGATATTAAATATTTTTGCGATGCTTTCAGTACGGACTTTGAAGGTAACTACTTTTCTAACGATCATGCACAAATAGTTTTTGAAGTGCATAACGTCACTTCGTACCCAACAGACACGCCATATCGTGCTTGGGCTGTCCAACACAATGCGTGGTGGGATGCACACGCACTCAAATACGCAATGCAACCTTAAGGAGACAAATAATGTATCTAGTAACAAAAGAAGAGAAAAACCTCATCGACAACTCCGCCTATTACGTTAATATGGCTAGTTTTGACACGTTAGGAAAAGCCCGAGCATACGCGGAAGAATGCACTACAGGAGACGGGCTAACGTACCACGTATGGGCGTTAAAATCACATTGCACACGTGTAACAAACGTGACTTGGACTGAGTGCAACGGTAACGGAAACGGGGGTGCGTCATGACTGATTTTGAACACATACTTGCATATATCGTACGTGAAGCACCTCAAGCAATATTTTGGGTACTATTGGTATGTGTACCTATCATGCTAGTGGAGGAGGGATACTATGACAAACAGTCTAGGGACGACTTTAAAGATATCGAAAAGAAAGGTAAACGCAAATGACCCCAATGATGAAGTGCCATGATATTGTGGCTCAGTTTAACACCACTACTGAGCGCAAGTATTGGACCGCCACTATTGCAGGCAGCCGACACTATCCGTGCGTCAATTTTACCAGCCGCGCAAGCATGATCAAAATAGTCTATTGGCCGTCTAACGGTACATATACTGTAGGTTTTTCTAGAACCGCCTGCGCGTTTGGGGACTACATAGCGAGTATTTACAGGTCAATGGTACAAATCCTAACGGCCCTCAAAGCGTCTGGCGAGCCTGTTGAGGCACCACTAGACACGACTGGCGAGCTACGCCTTAAATACAATCCAGCTACCAAGCTAACTGAGGTGACATTGGCGGGCACAAACGATGATTGGACAAGCGCGCCGCAAATACCCTTCAAAGCAGATACTGAAATAAATGTACAGTCGGAGCCGTTCAACGGGTTGACGAGCATATAATCATCAACTACGTTAAACATCGTGGCAATACCACAGTAATAGGAGAAACAAAATGACTGACGAAAAAGAAGCAAATACAATTTTGACAGCCGAGTACCCCGGCTTAGAAGGCGAAAAGTCCTTCGACTGCGCAAACATTCCGGCACCCGTACGGTTACATTTTTTGAAATTGGGTGTCCGCAATTACATTGCTAATCGCCTTAATCAACACAATGTTCGCCACAATAAAAACCCACTGGTTGCGGCATGGGCCGCATATGAAGCTGCTACCGCTGCCGATCCGCTGCAAAGCGCCGTGCCTAAGCCCGAAGCCCCCGCACCCGTTCTTAACCTTACGGGTTTGTACGCCGAGGCTGAAGCCGATTTGATTGCAGGCAACTTCCGAGCAAAAGGTACTGGCGAGGGCAGAAAGCGCGAGCTTAAAGACCCGTTGATCTCGACGGTCACAAACATTGTTGTGCAAGAAGTGTACGCGATGCGTAAGAAGGCAGACCCTAAGTTTACTTTCTTCGATGCACGCAAAGAAGTCGGTACTGACGGTATTGAGTATCTTAAAGCAGCTATCGACCTTAAAGTCGAGCAAGGTGTTGATCGTACGCAACTTGAAAAGATGATGGAAACTAAGTACATCACGCCAGCCAAACTAGCGCTCGGTCTTGTCGAAAACAAGGCTATTCAAAACCTACCTAGCCTGTTCTAAACCTTGCAATGTATAGAGCCACTAGCTTTAAAGTTAGTGGCTCTATTTGTACCTAACACACTCTTGGAGGAAGTACCAAACTAATGGAACTGCACCATAACGGCTTAACATGGCACACGCGCGTAACAGATAAAACACCAGTACATTACATAGCTAACATGATGGGTATTATACCTACGTTTTTTCATGTACACGATGAACGGCCCGCCAGAGAGCAAGTCATGGATAACTATGTGTGGGGTTGGGGTAGAGTTAAAGGCTTTGAGTTAGACGTCTCAACGCATGTTTTGAAGTACCCCGGTGACACTAATATGGACTACATAGCTAAGTGTGAGTTACCCAACAGGGAAACAATATTCGTATATCCCCACGGTTGGGTAATGATTTTGCAGTCCGACGGTGAAAACTTTGAAGTGTCCCGACTTGACTAGTCTTTTAAGTCCAATTAGGAGTGCGTCACCGGGGTGAGCGTTTGCCTTGCCAGCCGTTATGTCCGCTCCCCTGTAAGCCCCCTAGCGCCCCCGCTAGGGGGCTTTGTTTTATCTGGTTACCCACTCGCTGGGCCACATAGCACCCCCTTGACAGCCCCAATGGGCATATGCAATTTGAGTTTGGCAAAGCGATCCCCGAACAGGGGTGAGACACACGGGGCACACGTGGTATTACATGACTATCAGGAGATTGAGCAGGCGCTTAGCCTGTTTATAGCACCAAACACGGTGTTCGAGGTGCGTTGCCTGCATGGCGGGCGACGGCGCGTGGATGCGGGATACTTTAATCACCCGTCGCACGCTGCAACGGCCATAGCAGCATCAAACGAACCGTATCAGGGCATATACTTTACACCTAATCCGGTTGTACCCGATTTGTCCGCACGGTCGTTTAATCGCTTTAAAGCCTATGCCGACTTGACTACTATGGATGGTGACATACTGGAGCGCAGGTGGTTGCTGATTGATATTGACCCTAACAGGCCAACAGGCATATCTAGTACAGACATAGAGCTACAAAATGCGTTTAAACTGGCAAACACTATAGCCAATTATCTAGAGCTTGACGGGTGGCCTAGACCGTACATAAACGCAAGCGGTAATGGTTTCCATTTAATGTACAGTATGCACGAACAAAACACGGATTTTGTGCGTGATGAAGTTTCAAAGTTTTTAAAATGTCTAAGCGCTAGATTTAGTATGTTTAATTGCTCTGTTGACACTACTGTTTTCAATGCTGCACGCATATTTCGAGTACCTGGTACATGGGCGCGTAAAGGTGATAACATACCAAACCGCCCTCACAGAAAAGCACATCTAGTAAAAACTCCAGATACTTTAAAGCAAGTTACACTTGCACAGATTTGCCAGTTTAACCAGCAAAATGAAGCATTACTTGCTAAACATAGCAAGCCTAACGGTCAAAAACACAAAAACGAATACCCCGATGACGAAAAGCGCTACCGCGGCCTAAACGATCAAGCCATGAACCGCCTTAAAGAATGGGTACCAATTGTGTTCCCAACCGCGCGCGAGTACAAGTCGGGATACAGGGTCACGAGCGCCGATCTTGGTTTACAGTATGAAGAAGACTTAACAATCCATCCGTGGCCGTTGGGGATTAAGTATTTCGGTGTTGCGGATCAGGGGGATAGCACTGAGGGGCGTCGAATGCCTGTCGGGTTGGTTGCCGAACTAACCACGGGGGGTGATAAGGATGCAGCCGCGCGTCGTCTTGCCGACATTCTCAAAGCGCCGCTAACCGAGTTTACACCTATTGAGCAAAAACCGTTTGACAAACCCGCCGGAACTGGTATGCTACCAACTGGCGAGGCTTTCAAGAAGAAATACGACTTTAGTCGTGTGCCTTCTATGGCTGACTTACAGGCAAAACGCTTTAAAGAGCGTAAATGGATCATACCTAACGTGCTACCGACTGGCAACATGATGCTCGCTGCGCGACCTAAAATGCGCAAAACGTTTTTAGCGTTGCAGCTCGCGCTTGCCGTATCCGGCGGTAAGAAGTTTCTGAACTGGCAATGTGAAAAATCTGACGTACTGATGTTAGCGTTAGAGGACAATGAGCGCCGTTTGCAAAGCCGTGTTAAACTGTTGCAAACTTTTGATATTGACCCGCCCGACTTATCAGGTTTCAGGTATTGGACGGGTGGCGTCGATATATCACCACAAACGGGTAGACAGTTTATTTCAGACCCCGATCAACACGCCGCAACGTATAGTGCGTTCCCACGTGGTGAAGCCGGTGTAGATGCTTTAAAGCGTTTCCTAGACATGTACCCTAAAACTAGACTTGTTATCATAGACACGTACGCTCATTTTAGGGATCAATCAAATAACCGTGATGTGTACCAACGTGATTACGATCAAATGATGCCAATAACCCGCCTTGCGGCGGAAAGGGAGATATGCATAATTTTAGTACACCACGAAAAGAAAGGTTTAGCGTCGCAACAGAGTGGCGACTTTATGGAGGATATTTCAGGCACTAGTGGCATTACTGGCGCTATTGATGGCGCAATAAGCATTAAAGGTACGCGCGGTATGCAGCAAGAAAACGAGCAACGTAAGTTACTGATAAGTGGTCGCGACGTACCGCGTGACTTTGAGGTGGATATGAGTTTTGACGCGGAAAGGGGCGGTTGGCTGACAGCCGTACGTCAAGATTTGCAACAGACCATAAAGGAACTGTTGCGTAATCACTCCTTTATTAATCAGCAAGAATTTGCATCCTTGCTTCCTAACATATCACGTGGGCGGATAAGTCAACTACTTGTGCAAATGAAGTATGAAGGTATCATACAACAGACCAAGTTTGGTTATTCGCTGTACCGTGAAAAACTCAGTGGAGATTAGTAAAATGACAGGCATACTAGAACAAATGCAAGCAACTATCGGCACTCTTATGAATGACGTAGTTGTGCTAAAACAGCAAATTGCACAGTTGCAACAACCCGTACCCGCGCAAACACCACCGCAGTCGCAGTTTAATCAATTTGCTCCCCCGGTGCAGCAATTTATACAGCCTGCACCGACGCCGCAACCACAACAGCAATTTGTGCAACAACAGCCTGCACCGACGCCGCAACCACAACAGCAATTTGTGCAACAACAGCCTGCACCGACGCCGCAACAGGAAATAACAAGTCAAACTATCCTTGACTTAATTGAACCCTATTTGCACGACGACAACAACAAAAAGGCGTTTTTAGCGCAGTTAACGCAAATGGGTATAGCCGCTTTAAAGGATGTACAGCCGCATCAATATTCAGAAGTGTACCAACGTTTCTCAAGCGTAGCTGCCGCAATACGAAACCAAACGTCACCCCCGGCGTCAATTATCTGACTGGGTACACGTGATCCTTGCAGTTGGTGCGTGAGGTGTAGAGGCGAACCTAAGAAAACGGATTGTCTCGCACCTTATCCAAACCTTCGCAGGATAGGAAACAGTAAAGAAGGTTTTAAAGGTAACATACTTGGATATGCCGGATGGTCGCAAGCTGAAATCCAATTCTATGAAGGTCAGCTACGTGAATACGATGAAAAATACTCGAAGGGAAAAGAACATGGAAAACGAACAGACAGAATTACCAGTTGAAACACCAGTTGAAACACCAGTTGAAACACCAGTTGAAACACCAGTTGAAACACCAGTTGAAACACCAGTTGAAACACCAGTTGAAACACCAGTTGAAACACCAGTTGACGCGCTCACACTCGCTGAAGCACTTGTTGAAGGAGACTTGTATCCGGCTGCGGTGATTGGTGGTCCAGATTTTGCAGCCGGAGATAGCCCTTATGATAGACTTTCCGTACTTGGTTTAGCTGTTAAATCAGTTCAAGGTCTTGAACGGCTCGATCCTGTCACATCCGATCATATTGTCGAGCGCGCGGAAACGTTTTTGACGTTCATTAAAGGTGCGACGCCAATACCGCCAAAATCACCACCGACAACGTAATAAGGATTAACGGACATGTCAGCACATGCAAAGTTTAGAGCACCCAGTGCAGCAAAGCGATGGTTGGCATGTCCCCACTCTGCGCTTGTTGCGGCCATGTACCCAAACGAAAATAGTGACGCATCCGTTAAAGGTACTATATGGCACGAAGCCATGGAAACAATACTTGTATTTGGTATCTTACCTAAAGATGCTGATCCCGATATGGCTGAAGCGCTTGAAACTTTAGAAGAGTATGTAGACAGACGTATCGAAGAAATGGGCGGTCGTTCGGTCGTAAAAATGTACGTTGAGCAACAACTACACATACCTGAAATTGATGACGTAGGTACGCCAGATATTGGGCTTGTCGGTCCACATGAAATTGAAATCATTGATTTGAAAACAGGGTACATTGCTGTCGATGTGAATAAAAATGCCCAAATGATGATATATCTATTGGGTTTGCTCGCTAAAATTAACCGTAGTGCGGACAGCTTTAAAGACATTAAGGTTACGTTGTTTCAACCGTTGTACGATCACATTGACGGCCCGTTGCGGTCATACCACGTAAAATTAGACGATATTGAGTTTTTAAGGTTTGACATCGCTCAATCAATCGCTAGAGAGATGGATATTGTTGCAGGACCACACTGCAAAGATACGTACTGTCCGCATCGGGGCGCTTGTTCACAGTTTCATGACTTCATAGGTGTCAATATAGGTGACGGCTGGCATACCACGGAATACAAAACCGTATCCGACGAGCGACTCGCAAAGGCGCTTGATGATGCGGAGCTGCTTGCAGGGTGGCGTACAGAATTACGCAACGAGGCTATGCGCCGCATACTTAACCATAACCGTACTATATCGGGTTACAAGATGGTGAAGGCACGTAAAAGCCGAACAATCACGCACCCAACAGAACTAGTACAAAACGTCGCAACACACATGGGTGTTGACTACGCGGCTAACATGTTTCCAGACTTTAAATGGGCTAAAGAGACCGTTATGGGTATGATAGCCAACAATAACTTTAAAGATATTATCGGTTCTGTGGGCTCTGCAAAGCAGTTTGAGGACATGGTTAAAGCATACGCTCGCGCACATAGTTTGCCGCGCGGGTCTTGGAAAAACATATACGACACCGTATCGGCAACGTATATAAGAGAAACCAACAATGGTTTATCCCTAGAAAAAGCCATTGACGGTCGCCCAACTCACAAGCGGGGTAGTGAGTTTGGTACTATCGGAAACCCCGGAACAATTAACAAACTTGAACAAACTTTCTAAAAGGAACAAAACGATGCAAAACTCAATGATACCTCAACAACAGCAACAAACGCAAGGCGGTCAAGAACTCATTACTAACATTTACGCAAGTACGGGCGGCAAACCTAAGTTTAACGAGTTTGTTTCACCTATTGGTCGGGTAGTTTATTGCTATCACGACAAACCGTCTTTGCAAGAGAACGAAAAAACACGTCAGCCAATACTAGACGAAGACGGCATACAAAAAGCTGAGTTTAAGGTGACGCTTATGTGGCCTAAAACACAAGTACAGGAACTTACTCCACTTTTGCGGTTGGCTGAACAAACCCGTGCGGAAGCGTGGGGGCCGCGTTGCCATGAAACACAGTGGTTTACTCTCGAACCGTTTTTACGTGATGGTGATAGCCCTATACACAATACCAAAGCTAGGGACGTGCTTTTTGGTCATTACTACCTGAACTTCAAACAAAAAGCAGTACCGAACAGACTTCCAACGGGTCAAGTAACGTACACCGGAAAACCGGGGCTTATCGGGCCCTATAACGAGGATTTGCTAAGTACCGACATGTATGCTGGGTGTACCGCGCGTGTGTCAGGCATTATGTTCGCTACTGAGTATTCAGGTAAACGGTTCATCTCGACACGCCTGAATAACATTCAAAAGGCCGCAGATGGTGAGCGTATTGGTGGTGGTGGCCGTCCTGACGCGCGATCACAGTTTGATCCTTTGAGCAGCGTCCCCCAAGCCGGGGGTAGCATGTTGCCCCAAACTAACCCCTTTGGCGGCGTCACGTTCTAACTTAGTGGACTTGGGGGCTGTACCGTGCAAGAGTTGCGCACACATCTAGACTTTGAGACGCGAAGTCTCGCCGATCTACCAAAAGTCGGTGAACACGCGTACTCAAAGCATTGGACTACTGCGCCATTGATGCTCACGTACGGTACAGCCCCTAAAGGCGTTATACCAAACTTTGACTTGATTGATTTTTTCGACATAGACGGTTACGCACAAAGTATATACCCCCGCTCGATTGCACCCGAGTATGAAGACTTTAAAGTACCTTGTCCGCAGCCAATATATGACGCTGTTGTACGTGGCGATACGTTCGTAGCACACAACGCTCGTTTTGAGCAAGTAATATACTACTACATTTGTCACCTACGTTGGGGGTGGCCACTACCTAAGAAATGGTCATGTACCGCCGCACGTGCACGGTATAACGGGTTACGTGCCAGCCTAGACGGTGTTGGCAGCGATCTAGAATTACACGTACAAAAAGATGCACGTGGCAAGGAGTTTATAAATAATTTTTGTAAGCCGCGTAAATATAAAGGTCGCAAAGCCGACGGTGTTATTAAAGACTTATGGTTTGAGCCGTGGGAAAACCCTGAGGGTTGGGCAATCGGTAAACAGTACTGCATAACTGACGGTATTGCAGAAGCGGAAGTTGACGCCATCCTGCCAGACCTGCCAGAGTTTGAACAAATAGCATGGGAATGGGATTTTGATATTAACACACGTGGCGTGCCGATAGATATACCATGTGTACAAAACGCTATCGAGTTTTCGGATCATTTCACAAACGAGGCAGTGACAGAGTTTGAACGCATTACGTCGTTAAGACCGACACAACGTGATAGGGTGCTAGAATACTTGCAACAACGTGACGAAGTGGATAACTTAGGTGATTTACGTTCAAAAACTTTAAAGCGCTTAGTACTAGACGAGTTTCCCGAGGACTTACGGCGTGTTATAAAGATACGTCTTGACTGTTCTTTGGCCAGTATCAAAAAACTTGAAACGATGGTTCGTTGTACTGACGATGACGGACGTGCGCGCGGAATACATTTATATGGTGGCGCGCACACCATGCGGTGGTCCGCAAAACGTGTACAAACCCAAAATATGAAGCGCGGTAACTCCAAAGTACAGAAACGCGTGTTCAATTTTTTTGAAAGCCTTGTCTGGAGTGAACCTAAGCCACTCCTAGGCCCCAAGGGGAAACCTCTCCTTAGCCTATTAGATGAGGCTGGGGACCACAAAGTCCCGGCGTGGCAGCTTGATGCCAATTTGCGGTTTTTCAGTCCCCTTGGAGACCTTTCGCAATCCATGCGGGGGTTTATCAAGGCTCCGGAAGGGTACCGGATCATATCGGCCGACTATGCCCAAATTGAGGCCCGCGTGTTGCTTTGGTTGGCTAGGGATGGAGATAAATTGCAGGCTTTCCGGGACAAAATGGACCCGTATTGTCTGTTCGCCAGCGTTATGTATGGCGTACCTTACGCTGACTTTTTTGAGTACGTTGATGGAAAACGTCAAGTAAAAGAAAAGTACAAGTTTATGCGTCAAATCTGCAAATCTGCAGTATTGGGTTGCGGATTTGGTTTAGGTGGCAAAAAGTTTCAAGAGTATTGTGACAACTCAGATATAATAATCACACAAGAACAGTCAAAAGAAACTGTCGAGGCTTGGCGCGGCAATAACGAAAAAACTGTAAAACTGTGGTCGCGAGTTGAACAGGCTGCAATACATTCCGTGCTGAACGAAGGTGAACGTGTTTGTATTGGCGGTACAGGTGTAGTTTACTATGTCGAGCGATATGACGAAGTACGTTACTGGTTACGCTGTCAGTTGCCTAGCGGTCGCTGCATAAGTTACTACAGACCAAAAGTCGAAAGCCGCATAGTATGGAATAGGGCAAAAGACGTACTTTCTTTCCGCACTGAGTGGGTTGGTAAATCTTTTCGTGAAACCACATACGGCGGTAAGTTAGTTGAAAATATGGTACAAGCGATTGCGCGAGATGTTATGGTGCAAGGCGGGCTAGTTGCAGAACAGCACGGCTATAAAGCCATTATGCTAGTACATGATGAAATTGTTACTTTAGTGCCTAGGGGTTTTGGGTCAGCGAATGATCTATGTAGGCACTTATGTACACAAAAGGAATGGGTGACAGACTTACCCATAGAGGCAGAGGGTGCAGAGATGGAAAGGTACGGAAAATGACGACAGAATATGTTTCTACACGAAAAGTAGACGTAAATAGTTCTGCTTTTAAACTTGCTTTTAGTGTGCTTATAGGTCGTAAACCTGTAGGTGCTGGAGATGGAAATACTTATATTGTTTCCCCACCTACGGAAACTACGTTTCGGGATGCAATTTTAACGTATCTTGAGACGCTAGATGTACAAAACTGGAAACTGTGGGAAGGTAACCATATGCCTCCTATTTTTGGGGTGGTAGTCAAAGTTAAGTTTAGAAACGGCGGCGAGTTAGTGGGTATGTCGCATCACTTTCGTTGGGATCATCGTATTCCGCAAAGTCTTTTACATCCACACGATATTGTAGCATACCAAACCATACAGGATACAGAAAAATGACGACAGAATATAAACAGGGCACTTTGTACGTTGTCGAACTCGATGAAATAGACTGGTACTATGAAACAGCCGATAAACCGATAGAAGACGCAAGAGAACACATACGTAAAAAGTACCGTAATGCTGCACGCACAAACAAATGCTTACACATTGTTATATTTGTAACGCCAGATGCTTTGTTTCCGTTATCGGAAAACAAAGACCGTCACCGTGTATATTTGCACAGTTTTGTAGATGCTGAGCGTACATATACGTTCAAGCACAGTCTGGATTGCCAGATTGAGCCACATGTATTTGATGCCACCGACGCTAAAGGTCAGCAGCAGCTCATTGATGAATGTATTAAGCATGCTTTAGATACTTTACGTGAAGCACGTATAACTAAATGCGATATTAAAGTATTCAGCGGTAAAACATTGATCAGGCATAACCGCATCAATACCAACTTAACAGGGGGTGAGTGACATGACTAAAGGCAATGAATTGAGAAACGAAAAAATAATTAACCGTCGCAAGTACAGTAAAATGAGTTACACTAAGATTGCGAACGAACTAAACATAACACGCGGTACTGTTGCTGGTGTTATAAATAGATGGGAGCATGAACAGGAGTATCCCGACATGGCGAAGAAAGAACGTACTGCTAAAAGGGAAGCCTTAATAAAGCGTGCTCAAGAGTTACGTGATAAAGGGTTTACTTTAAAGGAAATATCAAAATCACTAAACATAGGTTCTGAGGAGTACGGACACATTCAAGTACATAGAATGCTAAAGAAAGCAAAAGTGGCGACATGAGAAAAGTGCTGGAAAATAAAATAGAAAACCGCTTCAAAACGTTGTTTGAAGCGCATGGTTTTAAGGTACTCAAGTTTACCTGTCCCGGCACAATAGGCGTACCAGATAGGTTTGTAATGCGACCTATCTGGTCGCCCGGTCCTCCTATGGTTTGCGAGATCAAAAAACCCGATGAAAAGCCGCGAGCCGTACAGGTAGCTATGATGCTGCAAATGAGCGCACGTGGTGTCAAAGTATTAAAATGGTGCAATAGTTACGAAGACGTTGAAGATCGGTTAAAAGAAGAACTAGCTATCTGCGAGGCAGAAAGAATATACCCACCTGCGGAGATTGAAAAGCATGATTGACCCGTTTTCTGATCCGACACCTAAGCAAACCAATGCTGACCGTTACCGTTTTAAGGACGGTGCGCATATGCGCGATTACCAGATACGCGCCGCGCATAAGATATTTACAGGTACGCCAGTGAGAAATAGGCAAACGGGTCAATATACGGGTCAAGAGCGCGACGGCACGGCTATCCATGTTGATGTGGGGTTGGGTAAAACAATCATTGGGCTTACAGCCATAGCCGATATGTTTGAGTGGGGTATCATATCTAAACCCGTACTTGTCATAGCGCCTATAAAAGTATGTGAGACCGTTTGGCGGCAAGAGGCCAGAGATTGGTCGCACACATGTCATCTCACGTTCCAACTTCTCAGGGGTAACGAAAAAGAACGTGCTTTTGCCCAAGCTAGGCAGTCCCACATCCACCTAATTAACCCGGAACTGTTGCAGTGGTTGCAAACACACATTAGGGCCGATTGGGGTGCACACTATGACGCCTTGATAATTGATGAAAGCAGCATGTTTAAAGACAAGAACTCTAAGCGCTTTAAAGTACTTACTAACTACGGTACTCGCATGACGCTAAAAGGGCCAGATGGTAAGTCACTCATAGACCCAAATACAGGTGAAAAGATAATCGTACCGCCACACAGGTTTAAACGTTCTGCCATCATGACAGGTACACCATCGCCTAACGGCTTAAGGTCGTTGTGGTCGCCTTTTTACATAATAGATCACGGTGCGCGACTACATAAAAAGTTTGACACGTACTTAGGGCGTTTCTTTCATAAGGCTGGTAAACTAGCACCTCACATTGACAAATACGAGTTAAATGACGGGGAAGGGGAAGCTAGGCCATTGTGGGAGATAAGAGACGGTGGTCCTCAACGCATACACGAGCTTATTGCCGATGTAACTGTTGAACTGAATGCGGCGGATTACGGCATACTGCCTAAGGTACTACCGCCTTTTTTACACTATGTTGATTTACCTAACGAGGTTATGCAACACTACAAAGTGTTAGAAAAAGAAGCGCTGTTCGAGATGCTCGAAAACCCTATACTGGCAAGCAACGGCGGCGCTAAATCAATGATGTGCTGGCAGATATGCAACGGTGCCATACACGTAACCGATGAATATGGTAAGCGGTCGTGGAAAGAGCTGCACTCGGCTAAACTGGACAAACTAATTGAGATAGTCGAAACGTTAAACCAAAATTGCTTAATACCATACTACTTCACGCACGACAGAGACCGCATAACCGCACGTTTTAGGAAAGAAGGCATACCGTACACAATTATGCCCAGTAAAAACGCACAAGATGTGATCGACAGGTGGAATGCAGGGAGGATAGAAAACCTACTGATACACCCTCAATCAGCCGCGCACGGTCTTAATTTGCAGTTTGGCGGTTATACGCTGATTTGGTTTAGTACAATCTGGTCGCTCGAACGATGGATACAAACTAACGGACGTTTAGGGCGAAGCGGCCAAAAAGGTATAGTCAGTATCCATATCATTATGGCTAACAAAACAACAGATGCCGCGCGCATGCTGAGTTTAACTATTAACGGCGATGAACAGACAAGATTGCGTCAATCTGTATTGCAGTACCAGCGCGGTATGGGTATAGACATAGAAAGCATACCGTTACCAGCGAGCCGTAATAGCCCTTTTGAAGGTGTAGAACTATGATGAACTTTGTCGAGTTTGCGCAGAAATACAAAGAAGATACTTTGTGGGATGACGCATCGTGGCGAGCATACAACATACCAGCTATGGTAGGTGAAGATGACGCCAGAAAAGGTGCGAGACACATGGGGTTTGGGATATACGAAGCGTTTGCGGACATCGGAAGCTATTTTGATATGCCCGCCGAACAAGTTAAACTAGTATTAGGTTTATGGTATGTATGGAGAAGAACAGCAATGGGTAGAATGGGCAAACGTATCTTAAAAAAGCACGCTAGGGTTACTGAATAACCCTAGCGCACGTAGCCTGCTTTATTTAGTGTTGTTTGGCACATACAGACTGACAAACTTGGCAATTTTGCGAACAGTGCCAAGAAAGCCTGTTTCACTGTCGGGGATAACTTTGGCTAGAAAAGTTGCAACCGCGTACAGAGCAGTAAGTGCAGCAGCAATTTGAGGTGTCAAGTATTCCATTTTTGCGTTCCTTTTGTGGGCGTTAAATAATACTCACGTCGCCCGTTAGCGTGAGTAAATTAGTGTTTGCCCGCGCAGTGAGCTTTACCTGCTACGGCGCGTGCGTACAATTGATCCCATGAACGCGACAACTTACTGGCATAATCCGTGAGTAACTCTGCAACAAGATTGTTTTCTAGCGTGAATTGATCGAGGTCTGCAGGCCGCTTTGGTTTAGGGTCAAGTGGTTGCGTTATGATAGGGTCGCACGCCAATGGCGCGACAGCGGGCAGCGTTTGAGTGGTCTGGCATCCCGCGAGTACCAGACCCGCGCATAAAATCATGATCCTCATTCCGCACTCCCTAGAATAGCATCCCATGCGGCTTTGCGTTCGGGCTGGTTTTTTGCAAGTGCCGGGCATTTGCCCGTAAGGCTTACCTTTGCTAAAGTTGCTTTGCTAACTTGCTCTAGCTCGGTTTTGTGCTGTTCAATAAGTCCTGCAACACTATCGGTACACTGCGCAATTTCTGTAGCGCGGCGACCTTCTGACGCAACTACCCGCGTTGCAAGCGTAGCCACTACTTGCTTTTGAAAGGCTACGTCACTTTTTAACTTAGCAATCTCTATTGATTTAAGTTGGATAAGTGCACCTGCCCCGAGTATGGCAAGTACAACCGCAATCCGTACACCCATGCTGATCATGCCACCACCTTTAACAAATCCACGTTGCTGTTAATTAGCGCAATGCGCTTGGCCGGAGCCATGATAATGCACCCACTAGACGCCGTACGGTTACCTTTTGCGTTGTCTCCATGGAGTTGAAAAGCGGACCTACCGAACGTATTGGTTTCTGGCAATGGTGTTAAGTTTGATATATTCTTACCAGTGCGCTTCGATGACGTCAAAGGTCCAATACGATACCATCCTTGTGGGATAGGCCCGGTAGACACAACGTGCTGCATAGCAGGGTTATTCAACCCGTCACCCCTACCACTGTAACCGCCTGCAAACCATCCACCAGCGGGGTCCAGCATGACGCCGCGACTTTGATCCCAAACCCAAAACTTATCCATTGTTCGGCTCCTTTAAAGTGTTTTTGTTTTTCGACCATGCAGCAAATACTGTATCAATAGTGTATGGCCCTAAGTACGAAATAATAAGTGCGAGAGAAACAGTCACTTCCCACGATACCTGTAGGTACGTGCCTAGTCCTAATGCAATCCACCCCATACCAAGAGCAATAGGTACATCCCAAAACAGTATCCATGAAAAAGGCTTTCGCTTACCAGATTGCACCTGACTTGCATGATACATTAAACGGCCCAGCATACCTATACCTCCTACAACTACCCAAGGAACTACTGTTGCCCAAGAAAACTTTTCTTCCATTTTAAACCCCGTACATCTATGATGTTCTTGTGAATGTGCCATTGGTGGTGAATGTGTGGATCGTATTGCCGCCGCTGGTTGTGATCGTGCCGCCTGTTGCGGTCATTGAACCTGTTGGGTAGGAGATGATCACAATGCCAGATGCACCTGCGCCACCCGCGACACCGCCGTTCCCAGTGTTTGGCACGTTACCTGCGCCACCCGCCGCGTAAGTAACAGATACGCCTGAAATTGAGTTAGCAACACCGGGGCCGTTACTGTTAGTCCCTCCCGGTCCGCCAGCACCGCCGCCGCCGCCAAAAAAGTTTAAATCGCCGCCTGAAGGTCCCCCACCGTTGTTTCCTTCACCGCTAATCCCGGCACCACCGCCTCCTACGCCTCCTTCACTGTTACCGCCCTTTCCTCCACCAGAACCGCCGCTAGCTCCCCCGCTACCATATGCTCCCCCGCCACCGCCACCAGTACAGGACGCTATTGGACCAAACGACGAATTACCTCCATTTTGACCGCCGGTATTAGCAGCACCACCACTCCCGCCTAGACCAACCGTAATGGAAGCAGAAAACAGAGCAGTTACAGAAGTGGTTCCAGTACGGTATCCACCTGCACCGCCGCGCCCCGGCAGGAAGCTCGGGTTGGCATTGGGGCCTCCCCCACCACCACCCCCCGCGACTACAAGATACGTGAGATCAACGTTTCTCGAACCGCCTGCTAATATTATTCCCATAATACCAGACATTACGTTAACCCCACGCCAGAAACATACCAAGTATCTGTCCCAACTTTTAGTAAAGTAGCAATACCTCCTACGGCTAAAATACGGTTGCCTGCCACACCAGTACCCGCGAACTTTAAAGTAACTCCCGCACCTTGAGTAATTGTGCGCACACCACTTCCGTCATTAACTAAAGTTATAGCAGTACCTAAGTTAAAAGCCACACTAGCGTTAGGTGGAACAGTAACCGCCGCTGCACCTCCAGTTAAGTACAAATGTTTACCTCTGTCTGTAAGTACTAGTGTGTACGCACCTGATTGCGCATTTTGAGGCAAATCTTTGTACCCTAATTCATTTGAGTTAGCATCCGAAACAACGCCAGTAAACACTGTATTACCACTAACGGCAAAGTTACCTGTTATTCCAACTCCAGTATTATTAACGCGTAGCCGTTCAACACCTAAAATAGATGTGGCAACAATACCAGAACCGGGCATAAATATCCCAGATGTTGCGTCGGTATTAAACCTAATCGCGGGTACGGCCACAGTGCCATTACCCAGAGCACTTATTCCGTTATTACCCATGTTAAGGTTGCCAGTCATGCCAGCCACACCGCTGCGCAAAAACAGTTGGTTTAACCCGTTTGCAAAGTTATCAAACTCACCATCCATACGTGCAGCAACGATCTTAACGCCGCCATTTTTATCAGCTACGAAGTTTTGTACTCTCGAAAAGTTACCGGAACCGTCAAAAGGCATATTACTTATTCCTCTGCAAAACCAGTGACATAACCGCCCGCAAGTTTACCAGCCAGTATTTCGCGCGCCTTTGCGCGTTCAGCGCGCTGTTTAGCATACTTTTTAGCCGTACCGACACCTTTCACAAGACCTTCCCCACGACCTATAAGCGCTTTAGCTAGTTCTCTTTCAGCATCTGGTCCTATGCCTCTAGAAAGCATGTCCAACGAACGGACGGCGCGGGATGCAGCACCAATAGGCCCACCAAAGGCTAGACCTTGTGCAGCCGCTTTGCCTATATCTGCAACCCCTTGAGCTGCATCTTGATCGGGGTTATCTCGCAACAAATCGGCACGATTGCGTGCCCTAGTAGATAACATTTGATCCGTTTCACGTTGACGTATTTCATTGCGCATAAACCCGTCAAACTCATTTAGCTTTTTATTGCTTTTAAACACATGCGCAAGTACCATACGTTGCTCTTTAGATCGCATGGCGGCACGTAATAGTTTAACAGGATTATCGCCTTTTTCATGTAAACGCAATAATGCATCTGCAACACCTAAGCGTAAGTCCTCTTGTTTTACTTCTGGTTTGCGTATGTCATCAAAAAGTTTGCGCGGGTTTTCCCGCAACAACTTAATGAAGTTTTCACCTAATTCAACGCTCTCTTCTTGTTGGTATAGGTCGCGTTGTGCCTTTAGAGAGTTTGTATGTATCGGGTTGACTTTGGCAATTTCATCTGTCAACAGTACCCGTTGTTGCGAGTACATTTTAGCAGTTTCTTTATTGCCGGAGCGCATAGCTTCACCTATGGCTTCATTGAAACCTTTTCGTATTTTGTCAAACACGTACATATTAGGAGTACCTACAAACTCCATCTCGCCATCTTTATTAAGCTGAAAACCCAGTTGCGTAGGGTTGCGATCTTCTGAGCGCACCAATTTTTCAGCACGTCTAACAGCATCTTGCACTGTGGGGTTATTCTTTTTAAAGTATTCTCCCAACTCAAACGTCCATGAAAACGGCTTTTCCATGACTTCTTTGGAATACCCGATAGCATTTTCTTCTTTAAGGTCGCCACGTATTTGTTTCTTACGCTCAAAAGCGTTTGCGTCACCTAACGTTTTGCGTACTTTAGCGTTGAAGCGGTCTGGGGACGCGGCTAGACGCTCTTCTCCTCGCAAAGACATTTCACTCGCCATGTCGGACTTAGGGTTGTTCGCTATGTATACGCCCGTATCGCGTAAATTAGGGCTGATGTCCATTATCATAGGATCATTGCCCTCTTTTGCACGAACCTTCATTTCGTTTACGGCTTCTAACGGCGTAAACGGTTTTTTAGTTTCAGGATTAATACTTTTATCAAGTAACTCTGCCATTTTACTGTACGCAACACGTACCGCATTTTCTGGCATACGATCTTTAATAATTTGACCAACTTTACCTGCACCCCCAATAAGAGCGCCACCGCCTGCACCAAACAATGCCGATATACCGCCCTGATTAAGCGTATTAGACACCGCATTTTCAGGTGACCCGATACTGTCGATAGCGCCCGCAATTACGCCTTGATTGAAGCCCGCACGTGCACCTAAACCAATTGCAGAGTTTCCAATCTTACCTATAGCTTGCCCTACTTTACTCGCTACCATAGGGTTAACGAGTTTTGGTGCAATTTTTGCCGCTAACTTACCTATACCTGTTGAAGCACCTATAGGGTTAAGAAGCATACCGGCAACGCTACTTACGCCTCCAAATACTGGATTTTCTTGCGTAAACTCTGCACGCTCTTGATCAATGGCGTCTTTGTACAGATTATATTGCTCTCGAAAGTCTTTACCCTTGAAAGCTTGTTTTGCTGCATTTACACCTGCATCAGCCGCATCACTTAAACCGCCCGTAAGATTACTCATCATGTTTTGGTTGCCACCACGTAAGGCGTCATCAAAACCTTGAGTTACTTTAAAGGGGCTTTTTTTACGCTGTTTACGTTCTTGTACAATACTATCAACTTGGGCTCTGCGGCTATCAGCAGCACTAGGTTGTGCAGGTGCGGCGCTTTGTGCTTTTGCCGGATACTGTTCACGAATGCGTGCAACTACGTCCGGGGGCGTGCCGTCCGCAACTCTTACATACTGACCGTTTGGCATACGCACTAAAGGCATTATTTTATCCTACTACCGTTAACACCATAAGAAGGTACAGATGAACTCCATTCATCAAAACTAGGTCCACTACCTGAAAGAGGTACTTCTTTAGAATACGCCTGCCACTCGCGAAGGAAGTCAAGTCCCCTGCCCTCAGCTATTGCACTAAGTTTTGCAGTTTGATACTGGTTTACTCGCTCGTATATTGAACGCATGCGTGCGATAATTGCCGTATTTGCATTACGTGTTTTTCCGATATTAGGCACGGTCTCTTGCAAAAACTTAATATCAGCGTTCGATATTGCGCCTTTTAAATCTTGTGACGCTGCTTTAGTTAAGTCCGCACTTAGTGAAGACAGTATTTGTAAACCGGAATTAGACCATTTAACTACCCCTCCAACAGTACTGAGAATTAACCCACCTGTATCCGTTTTTGACATTTGTTCTGAGAAAGCATCAAGTTTCTGTATGGCAGTCGTACTTTTTTCAATGCTTTCAGAAGCCTCTTTAAACAGTTTTTGCCCTGCATCGGTCGAGAGAAAATCACTTCGTTTAGCTTGGGCTTCTGCGGCTGCAATTGCACCTCTAAAGTTACGATCTTTTTCAGCTTCTCTGCTATTCCACTGTTGCGACAAAACTCTAGCACGTTCACGGTCTTGACGTTCAAGTTCCGCTTGCTTCGCTTCAAACTGTCGCTGAATACCAGCTTGTCCTGCTTGAAAGTTTCGCTGAATACCAGCTTGCCCTGCTTCAAAGTTTTCTCCAGCAACACGCTCGCTAGTAGTAAACTGTTGACCGTCTTCACGGTCTTGGACTTGATAGTTGCGATCACGCGCAGAACGGCGGTTTTCAAACGCATTTGTAGTGCGAGCCTGACGGTCATTAGCGTATAAACTAAAATTGTTTTGGTATGCTGCATCACGCAAACGTTGATCACGTTCTGTCGCAGCTTCATCAAGTTGAGTTTGCTCAGACAAACCGCGATTGTACATATCTTGTCCTGAAGCACTTTCGTACCTGTTACCATCGGCCATAATACGATATGCGCTGTCGAGTAACCGTGATCGTGTAGGGCCGCGTGCTTCAGGCGCATCGGGGCGTTCAACAGCTTCAGGTTCGGGCGGTAACTCAATTTCAGGGTTAGTTGGCTGCATACCCGCCATTTGAGGCTGTTGCGTGTTTTGCTGTTGGTTAGTTGCAGTATTGGGTTGCCCAAACTTAATCGCTTGCATAGGGTTTAATTTGCGACCCGATGGATCACGATATGTAAAATGCAAATGTGGGCCTGTTGACCGTCCTGTACTTCCTACAGCACCAATAGGTTGACCCGCTTGTACAGTGTCACCTCTTGCTACTTGAAAACCATCCATGTGAGCATAGCCCGTTGTACTGCCATCAGGGTGACGCACAAGTACAGAATTACCACCCCCATTTTTAGTATCGTTCCATGCGCGTATTACTGTACCTTCCGCAGCCGCAAGTACGGGTGCGCCGCGCGGGGCCGCAAAGTCTTGCCCACCGTGAAAAGTGGACGCGCCTTTCGCGGGAGCCTTGCGCGGGCCATACCCGCTAGTTGGCTTACCAGCGCCTGCGAGCGGATCGACAAAAGACACACTCACCCGGTCACCCTTAGTAGGGGCCGGGGTTGAAGCGAAAGGGGGAGGCCGTCTAGGTATGCCTCCCTGCATCGGACCTAGTGAAGCCATCGGTCCGATAGACCCGGAATTGACTGGAGTAAGGGGTTGTGGTGGCATTTGCGGCGCAGGTTGCGGTGCTGGCACCCCAAGAACGGCTGCGGCCTGAGAGGCCATTTGTGGCACGGGCATTGGTTGGGGAACAGGGGCAGGTTGGGGAACAGGGGCAGGTTGGGGAACAGGGGCAGGTTGGGGAACAGGGGCAGGTTGGGGAACAGGGTTACCACTCATACCATCGACGCCACGTTGCTTACGCAAAGCTAGCAATTCCTCTTCTTGCGCGCCGTACTTTTCGTTTTGCCTTTTTGTTATGTATCCGCCTGCAACGCCTTGAATTGCGCGCGCAATACCGTCTGCCCAAGCGTACTTACCGCCAGCTACTGGAGCCGTACTGCTACCAGTACCGACTTGATTTAAAGCAATTTGAGTTAACGGATCATTCTGATACGCTCTAGCAATTTCAGGTATGACAGGGGGTAGCGTCCGTTTACGCTTATCTTGTTGCTGTTGCATTATACACCTTTGCGTAATCGACGAACATTAATCCACCTACCATAACCACCGCTTCTGGGAGCACTTTAAAGACTTCTTGAGCCATGACACCAAACTGTTGCGCGCGACTGCCAAGGTACTTAAACGCATATGTAGCGATACCGTTAGCAAGTACACCGATTGGTTTAATATCCCATTTAACGCGACGATCCGACGCTAATATCGCAGCGCTACCTAACCCTCCCGCCGCACCAAATATACTGCCCAACGCCTGACTGCGATTAGCTTGACTTTGGTTATACTGGTTCATTTGCGCGTTATACTGATTTGTTTTTAAGCCCGCATAATCGGGTGCAGCTACACCCACTTGCGCCACTTGCTGAAACTGAGGGCTGTTAACTTGATTGCCAGACAACAATGCTGCCATTTCGTTAATTGGCATACTGCGCAAATATGCGGCTTCATTAATTTCTTGCTGGCGCGCACTGTTGTTAAACGTAGCTTTAGCTGCACTTTGATTAAAGTATTGATTTTGAGCGTTGTTGTTAAATGCCGCAGCTGACTGGTCTTGTGCAAACTTTTGATTGTTGGCGCTGTTAAACAAATCTGCAATAGATAGCGCTCTTGCTTGGCGTTGGTCTTGTGCCGCGTTTCTAAAAGCACCTTGTGTATTGACTTCATTCTGCCCCTGTTGGCGAGCACCCAGAGCCATACCAAATATGCGTGACTGCTCATTACCGCCAGCCTGTTGCGCGCGATACGCTGCATCGTTATACGCGTCATTGCGGTCACGGTTAAAATTACTTAGTTCACGCCGATACGCATCTGAGTTTTCAGATATTCCTTGCGCTGCAAGGCGTGAACGTGTATCGTCTTCACGTTGGGAGAAAGCCGGGTCTAGGCGCGAAGTCGCTTGACCATATACACTATCTGCAACACGTCGAGCGTCACCGCTAAAGTCATCGATGCCGGGCAACTTCGATAAGTTACTGTAATCTAGGCGATCCTGTATGTCTCCACCTTCATTCCCGATACTATTTTGTACACCGTAGCTTCCAGTAGGCCCACTACTAATACTGTATGGATTACCGCCACCTATAGAAGTTTGTAAAGGTGACATACCGTCATAGCTAAACGCTTTTGACTGTGCGTTCTTAACGTTAGCAACGTTATCGTTGGCTAACTTACTCATTGCAATCGCCGCGCGATTTCCTAAATCGTACTTAGCTTGTTCGTCGGCACTTAATGTCTGAGTTTGAGACCAACGCGGAGTGCCATCCGCGTTGGTGCCGTTTTGCGAATACGTTAAACTGCCTTGTGGGGTATATTGATCAATTCGGTTCAAGTTCGCTTGCGTGATCGCGCTGTCCTTGTTCAGGCCCGCTTGCGCTTGTGCTGTTTGAACGGGATCGGGAGCCGCTGGGGCCTTTGGTCCTGACTTCTTTCCCATTTAAACTTTCCCCATTATTTTCAGATAGATACCGACACTCTTTAGCCAATAGACCGTATATTAGAGCGTCTTTAAATCCGTCGTAACCTAATCGCAAATTACCTTCAAGAACAAAACCCAATCCCTCTAGAAACGTTCTTGCAGCTTTGTTTTGCTTTGTAGTTATGCTAGTACATCGCACACAATTAAGCTGATTAAAAATGTACGAAAAGATTGCGCGCAACACACTAGGACGCCACGCCGCGCTAGTTTCCGTTGCGCATGATATTTCGCAGTCTGTGCCACGAAAGTTAGATATAACAATTCCAGCAACAAAGTCATCTTTGTCACTTATAACCATCATAGCTTGGTACGATCCCGGTTGCAACGACATGCCCGTTTTTTCCATAACGTACTGCGCGACAATTTCAGTATATTCCCCTGCGGGTGCGGCTATCATAGTAAAACAATTCCTTTTGTCTTACCGCAAACTATTCGTGTGGAGTACCATTTAAGCGGTTCGGTTTTTAAAGAAGTTCGCAACCATACAGAAGCTGTAAACCCTATTTTACCAAAAGGTACGGTAAAGTTTTGAGTTAATCCTTCTCCAGCCCAACCGTCAACATCCCATGTTGACGTATCCCAAGCACTATTTGGAGACGTTGTAAGCGTACCTGCATAGTCTGGTTCATCATCTTCAAAATTTACGTTTAGTTCGGCTGATATTGGTGGCGCACCGTCGGACTGCACAATAAAAGTAGCAAAATGAAACTGCTTATCAACTGAACCCATGCCGTAGCCGTCATCAAAATAATTGTACGCTTGCCTACAATCACACTTAATCTCTGCACCGTCGTCCGTGTTACCTTCATCGGCAAGCATAACTTTACCGTCAAACGTACCAAAGTACAAGCGAGAATTAAGTATGACCCAACATATTCCATTTTGATTTGTAAATCTTGTCCACGCGTTCGTGTTAGTATTCATTACAAACTGATAATACGGTCCAGATGTACTACTTGTCGCAGGTGCATTTACAACTAGCATACCGCTGCGCGAATATAATTCAGCAGTCCAACCGTGAGTACCAGCATTACCTGATAAAGACGTCCACGCTTTACCTAGTTTGGCGCTAAGGTACTTAGTATTTGCACCATCCTCGCCGAGCATACGTATCTGGGTTAGAGATATAATGCCTTCTGCGGATATTATAAATAGGTCTGAGCGGTAATTAAACCAACCTTTGCGGCCAATAGGTGGTGGTCCGTAGTATCTTCCAACAAGCGACCACGTATTTGCACCGCCGGGATTTGTCCCGGAGTACATAATATATTCACCTTCGCTAGTCATAAACACTATGTAGTCGTTAGGGCCAGTACCCATACTTTCTTGAGACCACGATGCGATACCAACTAGACTTCCGCCGTTCTTAGCGATTTCTGCTAAATCAAAATACGACGCGGCACCCTGTACGTTGCCTGCCGCAAGGTAGTAAAAACCTAATTGTCCGGCTTGCGCAAAAAACAAACGACCTTTAAAGCTATGTGAGCAAATTAACGTGTTCTGCGAACCTGTAAGACCTGTTATTGCTAAATCGGTAATCGCAGTGCCGTCGTATCTAAAAGGTGCATCTGCACCAGACAAACATATTAAGACATTACCCCCAGCGTTAGAAAACATAGTCGAAGTTATGCGATTTGACGACCTACCAGTCCGCATTGCGGCACCAACAGCCCCGCCTGCGGTCACATCATATATGTTGCCGCCAGAAAAAGCAAGCATTTTAGTTGACGCGCCACCTGCAAACACTTCTAAACTCTCAACAGGTCCCGGCATGCCTGTTGCATACGAAACCCTACCTTTGCGCGTATCAACGGTTGTACTGTTTGGAAACCAATTATCCATCAAAAAAGCGTCATTTGCGGGCATGTCCGCAATACCATCATAACCGTTTAACCCCCCAACGGGTGCAGGGATGTTAAACGGTTTTGCTTTCATACCGCGCTGAGGTCTGCGAAGGGCAACCATTAGGAGCCGTATCCAAACTCAGGCACAAACCCGTTCGGGAGTTCAGGTACGTCAATCATGTTACGAAACGCAACTGGCATAGAGCCCGCGGCAAGTTGCTGCGCAAACACTCTCTGTTTTGTAATTTCGTAATCGTTGAAATCTTCTGAATAATCTAGACCTTTAGCGTGCTTAATACGCCATTTAAGCCCTTTGCGCACCACACTCTCTGGGATTATTGAAACATCTGTATCTGCGGTATAATTTTGGGCGAAATTGCCGCCTGTATCTTTTACACGGTTAGACGTAACATACTCCAAAACTATGTTTTCAACTGTCATGGGTTTGGGGGTGAGGACAATGCTCAGTGGGTTTCCAAAAATACGAAACTTATATCTTCCAATCTGAGAAGGCAGCGAGTTTCTGTTTCGGTACCAATCCGCACTACTCAGAGAGCCTCGCAAAGCATAGTATTGACTAGCAACGTAAGCGCTGTCCGTGACTATGCGGTTAAAGTTGGCGGGGAGTGCATAAGTATCTTGATTTGCAACCGTGTTAAAAGTATGCGTTACCTCCAACAACGGCCAATCCATCTCACACAATTCTTCCAATGTTTCGTTTGCTAGCGCCAGCATCTGTCTTGGAAGCTGATCGGTACTGGACGCAACCGCAGATGGGCGGGGTAAACCTACACTATCAGCAACCTGTATAGAGATTGTAAGTAAAGACATTGCCCCGCCCTTATGTTAGATAATTGATGCAGATGTTTTTGATGTTTTAGCCGTTGGCGGTGGTGGCGGTGATACCTCTTTTGCATCTTGTAGGGCTTGATTTGCAGCGGCAAGTTCTGCAATTTGACGTTTCAGCTCATCGATTTCTTGGTTTTGCTGTTCAAACTTTGCGGCTGTTTCAATTGCGTAAGCGCTGTTACCGACGCTTTCGAGCCACGCCTTAGCTTTTTCACGCCAAGTACGACCGTCAGGCCCTACTTTATGCAATTGGCCGTCTGGAAGCGAAGAGAGACCTTCAACGGTGAAAATACCTTGCGACTTCAGCTCGTATGCTTGTCGTTGTGACATAGGTGGCCATTCACTGAGTTGGGTGCCTGCAAGTTCGCCTGTACTTTTATCCGTATTTTCAAAGATTTCAACGTACTGTTTAAAACGCTCGTATTGCGAACCCAATAACGGCTCACCTAAACCGCTGTCATCACTAAACGTACGTTTAAGTTCAAACACCGGGGAAGACCCACTAGAACCGGGAGTGATGACTTCAACAAAAATTACTTCATCTGCAACTGTACGCCCAAACTTATCGGACAAAAACTTGTTTGTGACTGGTTCTCTCCACATACGGAGAGCTGCGCCGTCATTTGTTTTAAACTGCGGATCATTGTACATTGTGTTTACTTTCTAAAAAACTGGCGGAGTACGTTAATACCCCGCCAAAGTTACCACCGGGAGGTGTATTAGGTAATTTGACCCTGTACAAACGAACGGTTCAAGGTCATGTAACATTTGCCCGCTGAAGGCGTACCTACCGCAGAGCCAATACGTGCGTTAAGTATTTGATCGCCCGCATCGGCAACACTGCTTACTTGACCCGCTGTTGCTGAACCAAAAGCAGGGCCGACTGCCGTACCGGCAATAGCGTTGACAATTGCGCAACCACTAATTTGGAACCAGCCAAATTGGCCCGCAGGTGTGGGTCCGAGTGCGACGGCAATCATACGCCCTGAGTTTGATCCCGTAGCGTTAGTGTGCCGAATGACAGCCGGGTTAGTTGGCAACTGTTCGTACAGTACCAAATCACCCGCTGCGCATGACGC